TGTTGTGAAAGTTTAGGTGTTCCTGTGCGTCTTCAATCGTTTATGAGATATCAACAATACTTAAGAGAGATTGGTGTAGTATGATTAAAAAATTTATTAACTGGTATTTTTCTCCATCTAAAAAACCAATCGTTGAAGATATTGATTTGTATCAAAAAATTGTAGAGTTGGAAGAGCGTATTCGACATCTAGAAGAAGAAAATATAGAAAATTCAAATTGTTTTTATGAACTATCTAACTCCATTGATGCGATTGATGCTCGTATAGATATACTGACTTTAGAAAATTGGAGCGACAAAAATGTATGAACTTGATGATTTTGAAAAAGCACTTGCTCACTTTGGCACAAGAGTAGACATCATTATTGCTCTTGAAATGGGAGACAAAATTGATGCTGCCGCAGCATATAAAGAAATTAAGGCAGAACTCAAAGAGCTTAAAAAGGCAAAGAAGCAGTATGGAAAGGATCTGTAGTAAATGCGGTGAACTCAAACCACTTGACGAACAACACTACCAGCGTGTAAAATCATTCAAGATGGGATTTTCCTTCTACTGTAACGAGTGCAACAAACCCAAACCCAGAGAAGACTGATTATGGACTTTGACTACAAAAAGTATTCACTTGAGAAACTTGAAGAGTGGGTTCACGATGCTATGAGTAGTGATGCGTCACCTCACGAAATCTATTCAACTATTCGTGAAGTTGTGCGTGAAAATTATTATTATCATAAAGACCATTGCAGTCGTGCATACGGACTTCTTGAACTTTTAAGTGGGCATCGTCCTGTTGAGGATAAAGAACTTTTTGAAACAGTGCTTGCGGAGAGAGAATACTATGAAGGTGTTGATGAAAATTTTGATGAAACCTTGAAAAAAGAAGGATATGAATGGACACCACTTCCTCAAGAGGATAAAGTTGTAAGGTGGCAACTTCCTGTTCAACTTGATGGTTTGACGGGCGAATGTTATGTTCAGTTCCCTGATGATTTGTTGGAAGCAGCAAACCTAAAAGAAGGTGATACTGTTGAATGGGTTGAACAAGGTGATTGTTCTTATCTGTTGCGTAAGGTTTAATGTTGGACCTTTGGTTATGGCAACTTAAAGCAGTTGCACCACTTGTTGGTGGATTATGTTTCTCTAACTTTATGGAAAAACAAGGTGAACTCTGCAACTTTAGACAACCACGCGCTTCTGTGCTACAATATGCTAAACCAAATCCAGAAGCTGCGTGTTATCGTGACGGCATCTTCTATCCTAGATGTAAAGATCTAGAAAACCCTGAAGTCCTTTATTATCACAATTTACTTAAAAATGGCACTGTCACAACAAACCCTAGAACATCTCCTTGAAGCAGAATCACATCTTCGTGCTGCAATCAAAAGTGCATCCGTGAATGAAAAACCACTGGTGATTCAACAACTCTCTAAACTTCTTCTTGATTTAGAACAATGCAAGAAGTTTGAAGAAATTATGGATATGCTGGAAAACAGAAAACCAGGTAGTCGTGGTAGTTTTGGTTCTTTCTTCAATGATGAAGATTGAGAAGTGTAAAGCAATCCCGAAGAGATTATTAAATGTCTAGATAGTTTATGTTGATATGCTAATATATCTGGGTATTCGGGAGCAAACTTATGTCACTTTCATCTGGAAAAAACGATAAACTTACTGATGCGGAGTGGAATGAGATGGATGCACTCCGCAAAGCAATCAATCAACGTCCACAGTCAGTTGTGCCTGAAAAAATGGAGGCATTTACTGAATATCTGGTGCGAAGTTTAAGAGAAAGGGGCGGTTGAGTAAGTGTCCCAAGGGTGCTAGACAAGCACCCTTTTTTCATATATAATGACTTTAGAGTTAAACCCCAAATGAAACTTAAGGCAGTTTTGCTTGCATCAGTTCTTGCAGCACCTATCCCTGCATTTGCACAGCAAACTAACATATATTCTGTTTGTACCAATATTCAGGAAAACTACATACCTGGATATTATGACAGTAATGGAAATTATATTTCTGGGAGCGTGAGAACTCAACGCTACAATGTTCAGTGCGGAACTGGAACTTATTATCGTCCAAATGACGGTAATGTGTATCAATCTCCCGTTGCAGTTCCTATTGAACAACCACGTTATCGTCGTCGCATTTGTAATCCTACTGCTGGTGCTGCATTGGGAGCTGGTTTAGCATCTGCTTTGACTGGTAACAGTTACAACTATGGCGGAAGTTATTATCGAAACTATAATCGCGGTAGTTATTCTGGTGGTTGGAATAACTATGGTTCAAATAGCAATGGTTGGACACTCTTTGGTGCTGGTCTTGGTGCATTGCTTTATAGTTGCTAATTGAAAGGGGGGACGCCTAAAGTGGACCTATAGTGTAAGGACAACTCTCAAATGGCAACTCGCTCACGCATCGGTCTTGAACTTCCAGACGGTTCTGTTCTGTCTGTTTATCACCACTGGGATGGTTATCCCGAATGGTTGGGTCGTATTCTAAAGACGCACTACAATAGCAAAGAACTTGCTGCTGAACTGATTGACGGTGGTGATATGTCTTCTGCTTGGACTAATGCTGGTTTCAACAATGAAACTGTGGCACAAGGTCCGCTGTATTATTCTGCTCGCGGTGAAGATTGTCCTCCGCGTCTTGATAAGAATATCGGTGAATATCTCCAAAACAATGAAGAGTATGGTTACGTCTTCACTGAAACTGAAGGTTGGTTGTGTTATGATACCTGTGACTGGCACGAAACTTATCTTGAAAGTCAAGAAATCCCCTCTGGAGCACTCGCTGTTTGATATATGAAATACACTGCAGAAAGTATTGAAAACTGGATGAGAAACCAAATCTCAAAACCAGATACAAATCCAACTTTTGTTCGCAGTTGGTATAAGTATGCGAAAGAATGTTCTGAGTGGAGAGACATTCTCTCTTATGGAGATGCTCCTAATTTTTGTAAATTAGCAAAAATTGCGGGGAAAAACATTAACCAAGAGTTTGGATTTGATGTGATTAAACTTCATTTTTATGGTGTTTGGAAACACAATGAACTTAAACCAAAAATTGAAGAAAATGAGTGGGAACAAAATTGGGAAACACACCCCTCTGGAGCACTTGTAGTATGAACCGTAAGTATTTGATTGCCATTCTATTTGGTGTGTTAACAATCGTTGGTTGGAATGTATTTCTAATTCAACGTGATGAACGAATGTATGATGCTTACTATCGCTCAAAAGCAATAGATAATCTCAAATATCGTCCACCAAGTAATATCATCAAATGACGATTGCACTTGCGTTGTCCATTTACACTGCACTTGTTGCGGTTGTATCATCAATTATGGTGTATTACTTTCGGGTAATGTATCCACGAGAAGAAAAACAACTTAGGGAGAAATCCAAATGACTTCCGATCGCATCAAAAAACTAATTCAACAAGCAGAAATGAACAAAGCAGCAGAAGACTTTTGGAAAGAAGTTGAACGTGAAGCAGCACGTCTAGAAATTCCAGTTGATTATTACTTAGCCGAATTTTATTAGTTCTAAATAATGATGCCTGCGTTGGGTGCAATCTTCACAGGTAGAGGAGGGGCAGAGATGCTCCTTTTCTTATATAAATATTATTGCACCCAACAAAAGAGCAGTTATGGTAAGCAAAGGTATCATTTATTGTTACCATTGTATTTGCACTGGAAAAAAATACATTGGACAAACTGCTCAAGAGGAAATAAGAAAGCAACGTCATTTTATTGATAGTAAAAGGATGTATTGTAAGTTTTATAATGCTGTTAGAAAACACGGATGGGAAAATTTTATCTATGGTATTATAGATGAATATGATGTTCAATATTTGGACGAAAGGGAAATATATTTTATTAATTTTTATGATACTTATAAAAGCGGATACAATATGACTTTGGGTGGGCAAGGTCGCAAAAAGTATGATTTGATGTTTGAAACTTATAGTGAGTATTATAAATTTTATAGAGAAAATAATATAGAAAAAATAAAAGAAAAAAGTAAAAAATATTACCAAAACAATAAAAATAAAAAGAAAGAATATTATGAAAATAATAGAGAGAATAAACTAAAGTATCTTGCAGAATGGAGAGAAAAAAACAAAGATAAGATAAAAGAGTATACTGAAGAAAATAAAGAAAGATTGAAGGAGTATAATAAACTTTATTATGAAAAAAATAAACAAAAATTAAATGAAAGACACAAATGCGATCATCAAAAAAGAAAACAAAAGACACTTGATAAACTGTCCCAACAAGTCACCAACCCAGATACTCCTGCTGTATAATAATTAAGTAATTAAAAATAACTGATGACGTTTCTACTTGGTATGGGACTTGGTTCTCTTCTTACAATCGGTTTTGCATTTTTAGTTGCTGCCGATGAAAACATCCTTGACGAAGGGGATGAAAACTACTACAATGACAAGGTAATTAACAAAGACTAATGGCACAAAAGTTTCTTTACATCGTAGATCATTATGTTCCTTTTCCTTCCAGTGAATATGGTGGACTCTGGAATGTCATTGCTGAAGATGATGATGAATGTTTTGATTTGATTTCTGCTGAAGATAATGGTAATTTCTATGAGAAATACTACAGCGATCTCAAAGAAAACATTTTGAACGCAAGAACTTATGCTCTTGCTGAAGATGTAGAATCTAGTGTTGTTGAGTCTTTTACAACGTGACGCAAAATGTAGGGCACACCAACAAAATGATTGGTGAACTTAAAACTCAATACCAAGGACGCATCACCGAACTACAACAAAAGATTACAGAACAGCAGCAGGAGATTCTACAACTCCAAGAACAAATTAAACTTCTTTCACGCGAAAAGTATTACGACTGCTGATGAAACTCTCCATTGATTTGATTCCACAATTTACTCACAAACCACCCAAAG